ACAGGAGAACGTGATTCTAGGATGTGCTATCTTGTCAGACCTCTACGACAAATACGGTAACTACGAGGACGCGCTGAGCGTCTATAACAGTGGAAATACCGAGGATGGGCGTGAGTATGCAGAAAGGATATTGAGCAAATAATGGACAAGAGCGCTTTGGACTGTATCACAAAAAATAAGAAAGACGCTCCGGGGAGCGCCAATCAAAATCAACAACTTAATTATATCAAAAGGAGAAGAAAATGACAATCAAAATCAACAAGCTAGAAATTGAGAACGTAAAGCGAGTAAAGGCAGTAAAGATGGAGCCGACTGCAAACGGTCTCACAATCATCGGTGGAAACAATGGACAGGGCAAGACCAGTGTGCTGGACAGTATCGCTTGGGCACTTGGAGGCAACAAGTTTAAGCCTAGCCAGGCACAGCGAGAAGGCTCAGCGATTCCACCTAATCTGCACATAGTAATGAGTAATGGCCTTATCGTTGAGCGTAAAGGTAAGAACTCAGACCTTAAGGTTATAGATCCAGATGGAAACAAAGCAGGTCAGAATCTACTAGATAGCTTCATAGATGAACTTGCACTCAACTTGCCAAAGTTTATGCAGCAGTCAAGCAGAGAAAAGGCAAGCACATTGCTACAGATCATCGGAGTGGGAGAGCAGCTTGTACTACTCGAAAAGGAAGAACAAGACACTTACAACCGCAGGCACGCAATCGGTCAGATCGCAGACCAAAAGGAGAAATTTGCAAAAGAGCAGGAATATTATCCTGAAGCACCTAAAGACCTGGTCTCTGCATCAGACCTAATCAAAGAGCAGCAGGAAATCCTTGCAAGAAATGGCGAGAACCAAAGAAAACGCGAAAATCTTGTAAAAATACAGCGCTTACACGAAGAGGCTACCAGGAATGTTGAAAGGCTGAAGCTTGAGTTATCCGAAGCCGAGACTAAACTTGCTAACGCAATACAGGATTTAGTCACAGCAAATAAGTCCGTTGAAAACCTTGTAGACGAATCAACTGCAGAGCTTGAAAAGAGCATAACAGAGATTGATGAAATCAATCGAAAGGTTAGAGCCAACCTTGACAAAGACAAGGCCGAGGAAGACGCAAGGGGTTACAGAGCCGAGTACGAGGAGCTCACAGAAGCGCTCACAGACGTTAGGAAACGCAAGGCAGCACTGCTAGACAACGCAGACCTACCACTAAAGGGGCTATCTGTTGAAGATGGCGAGCTCATATACAACGGATTTAAGTGGGATAACATGAGTGGCTCTGACCAGCTCAAAGTCGCTACCGCAATAGTGCGCAAGCTGAACTCTAATTGTGGATTTGTGCTACTTGACAAACTTGAGCAGATGGACCAGGAGTCACTAAAAGAGTTTGGAGACTGGCTCGAAGCAGAAGGCTTGCAGGCAATCGCTACAAGAGTAAGCACTGGTGAAGAATGCAGCATCATCATTGAAGATGGATATGTAAAGGGCGCTGAAGTAGAGGAAATGAATATACCAGCTATCGAGGAACCATCGACAGCTGAATGGAAATTTTAGGAGGCTATATGAATATCACTAAAGGTAAAATTGCAAAAGCTCAAAAAGTCGTCATATATGGAGTCGAGGGCATAGGCAAGTCCACTCTTGCCTCACGATTCCCTGACCCGGTATTTATCGACATAGAGGGCTCGACAAGCAACATGGACGTTGCAAGGTTGGATAAGCCAACAAGCTACACAATGCTAAAGAATCAGCTATCATTCATCGCAGCCAATCCTACAGCGTGCAAGACGCTAGTGATTGATACAGTGGACTGGGTTGAAAAGATGGTAATCGAAGACATCTGTATGGCACACGACAAGAAGGACATCACTGGATTTGGCTATGGCGAGGGATTCATAAAACTTGAGCAAGAAATAGGCAGGTTCCTCAATAAGCTATCAGACATCGTCGAAAAGGGCGTAAATGTGATCCTAACCGCGCACGCGATTATAAGGAAGTTTGAGCAGCCGGATGAGATGGGAGCGTATGACAGATACGAACTCAAGCTTGGCAATAAGACCACAGGAAAGACTGCTGCACTTGTAAAAGAGTGGGCCGACATAGTACTTTTCTGCAACTACAAGACGCAAGTATTTGCTGTAGATGACAAAGGGACAAAGCACAAAGCTCAAGGTGGTGAACGAGTGATGTATACGGCGCATCATCCAGCATGGGACGCGAAGAATAGGCACGGATTACCGTTTGAACTGCCTATGAAATACGAGAGCATTGCTCACATCTTTGATATTAAAGCAGAGCCTGTCAAAACAGAGCAGAAGGCCGAAGCACCTAAGCAAGAACTGCGTCCGGAGGACCCTATCTATGCTAAGAAGTATGATGACGCGATACCTATCTCAGTACAAGACCTGATGTCTATCAGTGAGGTCACAGAAGACGAATTGAGAGGCTTTTGGGAGAAGGTAGGACATTTTCCAAAGGACATGCCTTTTGGCAATGTACCACAAGATTATTGGAACGTGCTGATAGCCAATTGGGGCTCAGCACTTAAAGATATAGTTAACGCAAGAACAAACAAGTAATGAAAGGAATTAAAAAAATGAGCAACATGAATTTTGACAGAGAGTTTGATTGGAATGACGAAATTACCCAGGACAGCGGAGAGTTTTTACTACTTCCTGAGGGAGACTACAAGTTTATCGTTGAAAGCTATGAGAGAGGCAGACATCAGCCACAACCTGGTGGAAAGCTTCCAGCATGCAATAAGGCTATCGTTAACATCATTGTAAAGACCACAGAGGGAGACGTTAAGCTTAAGCACAATCTATTCTTACACAGCTCGACAGAGGGAATGCTATCAGCTTTCTTTGGTGCTATCGGCCTAAAAAAGAAGGGCGAACCACTCAAGATGAACTGGAACGAAGTTGCAGGCAAGGAAGGTGTTTGCAAGCTTGGACAGCGTGAGTACAACGGCAACAAGTACAACGAGGTTAAGCGCATGATCTACGCAGAAGATGTTGACCTTACAAAGGTGCTCAATAAGGATGTCCCAGGATTTTCACAGACTGGATTTAATGCGGAAGATTTTCCATTCTAAGGAGACAAAATGAAGTTAAGAGATTATCAAGAGGAAGCAAGAACAGCTATAGCAAACGAATGGGAGAAGGGTGTCAAGAAAACGCTCCTTGTACTTCCAACAGGGTGCGGAAAAACGATAGTCTTTTCAAAGGTCGTCGAAGACAGAGT